AAAAGCAAAGGAACTGAACGCTCTATTAGACCAGATTTTTGCTGACGGGCAGGATTGAGCGATGAGCGAAAAGTCTTTAAAGCAGACCTATACGGGGTACCCAAAATGGATAAAGAGCTGACAAAAGCATATGTTTACCAGCCATTCCCGCCACGCGAAGACGGGCGGTTTTATGGTGTAGGTGGGTTAGAGAATTATGGTTTAACTCATGAAGAAGCAGACATTAGAGGCATAACAAAAGATTGCGCTGAAGAAATCGTTAAGGTTTGCAATGATTTGCCTCACTTTGCGAAAGATTTCATAAGCAAAATTAGGCATGTTATCGACAACGATCGCAACGCGATTTTTGATTGTGGGTGCAGATTTACAAATGAATTTTCTAATTCTGTTTCGCTCTGCGAAGAATGTAGCAAGCTGCCTTGCCACAACCGGTAAGGTCTGCAAAAAGACGGATTGAGACTATGAAAATAACAAAGAGCGAAACATTATACGCGGTTGCCCTGCTAACAATTTTTCTAGCAAGTATGGGCGGGTGCGCTTACAGCATGGCGCAGCTATCTAAGAGAATACAAGATTCGGGCGGCATGAAAAATATAATCATTGAGGCTGGCAAAGAAGTTAAAGATATTGCCGAGCAAATCAACGAGAGCTAGGAAAAACAATGGATAGAGAACAGGTATTCGCTTCGGTTTTTATTGCTTTGATGATAGCCGGAGTCCTAGGGGTAATGATCCACGGGTACAACGCGTGCAATGGATCATATGTTAGAACTCTGCTTTGGTTTGAGTGTATAGAGGATGCTAAACGATGACTGAACTAAAGCCCTGCCCTAATCCTGATTGTGGTGGCGACGATGATGTGCACCTGTCCCCCGGCGTGCGAGATCAATACACGCATGTCTACTGCATGAGTTGCGAGATGTGCGGGCCGATGAATGACCCTACCGGAGCGAAGTGGAATGCTTTGCCAAGGGGTGACGCTTTCTGGTTAATTCAAGAGTTTGTTCGGCGCTTGGTTGTGCTTGGGCTCGCGAATAGATCGTTATGCATAGATCTAGCAACAAATGTTTTTATGGATTGGCAGGAGGGGAAAATCAAATTAGACGCCGGAGAGAAAGAAAATGTTTAGCAAAAAACACTGTGAATATGCAGCGAAGAAACTGGGGTTGCCAAATGACATCGAAATAATTACTTCAGGAATTTCTGTTAGCGTTATTGATGAAGCTGAAGTGTTAGAAACGTTGGGCTTCGAAGGGGACGAAGAACAAGAAACGTCTACGCTAACTAACTGGCAAATTCTTAGCGCTATAACGGACGCCGAGAACAATATGCGTCTTCCCAAAGGCTGGGTTTTTGTTGGGATAAAGCAGCCTGGAGCCAAGAAGCTGAAATATGAAATTGTTGATTTCTCTGAATTTGAGGTGGGTGAATGATGGTAGCTGAACATGAATACTGTTTTCATTGTGGTTCGCCAGCACACACTGGGTATGAATGCAAAGCCCGTTCTGCGCCTAAACTAGAGCATAACAAGGCCATTAATGAATGCAAAGCCGCCAAAGCATGCGGGAAGCCAGGTATCAGCAAGCAGGAATGCAAAGATGCCGCTGTGCTGTTATATGAAACAGAATCAGAGCATGAGCCTGGGATAATTTGCCGAGGTTACGAATGCAAAATTTGTGGTTCTTTCAGTAGCGCTACAGGATTAAAGGAAGAGCAAGATTATGGAACAAGGTAAATACACACAAGGCGTTTGCGAAGATGGTGCCGCCATACTGGAAAACGGACAGCCAATAACAATCGAAGAAATATTGGAACGGCTTCGCTCTCTCGATGAGCTGAGCACAACAATGGGCACGTTAACCACTCTGTTAACAGGCGTTGCCAACGCAGTAAAGGGTGAACCACCCGAATTAACCCAACACAGCTGGCATGACCTCCCACAAATTTGCAGAGATATGGTCAAGCCTGTATTCGTCAGCAGGCCAAATAAGGAAGGCTTTGTCAGTGTGCCTACTGAACGCAACGCCACTGAAAAAGCAGTGCTGATCGGCGAGCACAAGCTGGTTGTGGAAATGTACGACCCCGAGGAAGAAGATCATTACTTACAAGAGTACACCGTGCCTTGGACTCTACAAAAAGACATTATTCGCGACTTTATAGCGATATATAATGAAGGCGAGAAATGACCACCAAATACAAGCATTCAAAGGATGTTCCGACTAGCGCCCTTGTTGCTCGACTTCGGGAACTGTCTGACGCTGTGACGAAGCGAGAATCACAAGAGCACGAATTTACAATGCGAGTACCAGCGGAGGCTGACCGAGACGCCGACTTGGTTCTGTCTGAAGCTGCAAACAGGCTCGAACAAAAACAAGGCTTTGTCAGCAACGAGCCTTTCGCATGGGCTTACGTGTCGGAAGGGCCTGATGGCAAACAACTGATTGATATTGGGCTAAATAGGTCGGGCTTTTTGAAAGAGCACCCTAACAATTATATCGGAAACCCAATTGAAGAAATTCCGCTATTTGCAGGACAAAAGCCGTCAGGTACTTAGTACCGCTTTAAGCACTTAGCAGAATATGGAAACCGGCAAAAAGTAGGCGCTTTTTTTCAGAGTACATAGAAAGCCGAAAGATCTACAAACGTGAACGGAATTAATGCTAGGAGATTTATCAATGAGTGGCGGAAGCATGGATTATTTGTGTTACAAGGTTTCAGATGCAGAGTTCCGAGAAAGCACCCCGGAGCGAAAAGCATTCAGGGCGCATTTAGAAAAAGTATCGAAAGCTTTACACGACATTGAGTGGGTGGATTCTGGCGACTGTAGCCCAGGCGATGAAAACGAAGCCATACGAGATTGCATCGGTCAACCTGCTGTCCTCGCACAACTTATCGAAGATTCAAGAAACCTGATTGAGAAAATGCAGGTTGAAATATCAAAGCACGAACAAGAACAAGAGGAAAAATAACATGTCAACCAATTGCGATTTTTGCGGCAAACCAAACACCATTACCGGCCCACTGGTCAACAACGGCCCCGGCAACGTTCACATCTGCTATCCGTGTACCTTCATGGTCGTTGCCACCCATGTAGTAAATACATCCACCCCCATTGAGAAAGTCTCTGAACTTGTGGTGTCGGAGTGTAAAAAAATTCATGATCGGGTAGAACAGGCCGCGGAAAAAGAGCCCAAACCGGAAGAAGCGGAGGTGTAAGGTGAACGTCGATGTTCCTGTACGTGAATTTGATTATGATCTGCTGGCTCGAAAGATCGCCGCGCAACAAAATAAAATGAATCCAAACGCGCTGTGGTCTATTGCCGATATCTGCAATTACCTGAACAAGAAGAAAAGCTCCGTGTATGACCTAGTAGATCAGCCTGGTTTCCCCGGATCGGTTTCTCCTGGTGGTGGACGCAGACAATGGATTGCGGGTGATGTCATGAAATGGGCAACTGGGAAAAGGCCAAGAGGTTAATTTTGTCTATAAACCGGACAGTTAACGGGGCGCATGAAAATGGCTAAAAGATACAGAGCGCCGAAGTGTATCGAAGGCGAAATCAAGTTTCAAAAAGGCAAAGTAGATGGTGATATTGATATGTGCATCTTCTACGGTGGTGACGTGCCTAGATGTGACCAGGCGCTAGTTATAAACGCACTTTGTAGCGAGAGACAATACACGAATCTTTCGACGATGCGGCCCGCTTTTGAACGCTCATTAATTGATGAATTAGAAGCTCGCGGCTATGACCTCGAAACACTCAGGTTTTCTATTAAGCGAAAAACCGGCAAGCACTAAAGACTGCTAAAAGACGATAGCCCCACTAATCCAACCTAGCGGCCAATTCATCCGCTGTAGCATTGTAATAGCGCTGCAGCATTTTGATATCCCTATGCCCTACCATGCGCGCCAGCTCCAACACATTGAGCTTACTGGCCAGTCGCGTGATGGCTTCGTGCCTGGTGTCGTGAAAAGTCAGGTCTTCGATATCGGTTTTATTTCTGGCCTTCCGGAACAATGTGCTTAACTGCTCGCCAGTCATATCAAAAAGCTTTTTTTGATCGAGTAGCTCCAACAATTCAAGCGCCCTTTTCGACAACGGCACCTGACGTGCTGTTCCATTTTTGGTCATAGGTAGGTTAGCAACCCTGCCTTGAATATCCCCAGGCTTTAGGCCGCAAATCTCCCCTGCTCTCATGGCTGTTTCAATGGCGAACAAGAAAGCAACGGCAACGCGCTGAGATTTCGTTGAAGGCGACGATTCTTCGAAAAAACCCAAAGCTATGCAAAGCTTGTCGATCTCTTCCTGGCTTATTCTTCGATCCCTGGCTGGCGGCGATCTGGGGCGCGAGATATCAGAAAGAGGGTTTGACTCAAGCCACCCCCACTCTTTTCTAGCCACTTCAAAAGCATGGTGGAGGATATTCATTTCTCTTTGGACTGATGCCGGTGAAACCTGCTTTAAGCGCTCATCCCGCCACAACGCCCAGTCAGCCGGTTTCATCTCGATCAATTTAAGATCGGCAACAGAATCTCGCCCAAGCCTCTCAAGTCTCACCTGCTCATTGCGGCCGGTGCGTTTGGTGCTGGAGACTTCCTCGGAATACCTGGTAAATATGTTCCGCACTGTCCGGTTTGGGTCCACCCCCGCCTTGGCATTTGCCAGGCTAACCTCCATTTCGGCAGCCCAGGCTTTCGCCTCTTTCTGGGATTTGAAGCGCTTAGCCTTTCGCTTCCCAGCAACATATACCTCAGCTTTATACCCTGTTTCAGTCTTCCGAATGCTTGCCACTTTCCTGCACCTGTCGTAATGCTGGCGTAAATTTGTCGTAACAGCGTAGCAGATAACTGGATTCTATTGGAGAGTGCTGGAATATCGGGAGAGGCTAAAAAGGTCTTCAGGGCCTGATTGGCGGGGGCTTTAGACTTGTTTGGAGCTTTCTGGATTTCGTTGGAATTTAGTACGTGGTGCCTAGAAGAGGCATAGATATAGCTTTATATATCAGTAGATTAGATCGGTTTGTCGTAACCTTGTCGGAAGACCTGAGTTCAGTTCCCGGGGCCGGAAAAACCACCCCTTTTAATATCAATGCCTTATAGTAATTTGGTGCAAGCATGGTGCATGCATCGACGATCCATTCAATTTCCTGCTTGGAAACCAAGCCTATTTTTTTACCCCTCCTTGTCTCTATCTACGAAGGTGCATTTTTAATCCATTTGGGCCTTCTGGTCGCTGCCACTGATCCGGCAGCGGCCTTTCTTGATTATCTTCTAATAAATGTATACGTTAATTTATATTTAGGAGGGAATCTCGTGGTTAAGCTAATAGCTTTCTTGTCTGTCCTGGTAATTTCAGGCTGTGCAACTATTGAGCATGGCTCATCGGATGTTGACTTGATAATCAATTCAGATGTTGAGGGGCTGGCCTACTTCATACCTAAAGGCATTTACAAAGAGGTAGGCCAGGACAAAGGCGGGTTTTATTATGAGGCAGGCCGCGTTGTGCCCAAGCTGCTCAGTCCAGAGGCTGCATTTATCTACGCAAAGAAAGACCCAGCTTATCAAAGCCTGTGTGTACAGCTCCACTCTGGCAAGCGCTATTGTTACAAGGCAGACTTTGAAAGAAAGCCTATTTAGCCTCTAAGCTGCGCTAAAGTCTAGTAAAGTCGCCGTTTTGGTGGTGGGTCCGGCGGTAACTTTAATCATTATGTCCCCATCGTCGCCGCTGCCGGTGCCGTCGCTCATCCAGATTACAAACTCGCCCTCGCTCGGGTCTGATGGGTTGCTTGATCGCTCAAGCCCTGCCAGTTGCTGACCTTTTATTTCCCCCGCCGCGCTAACATTTCCGTCTTGATCGAGGGTCATCACTTCGACGGGAGAAGGTGTCGCGCCCGACGTATCGGGGGTCGTGAAAAACGCTAGGCCCATACCGGAGGCAGTATCTACACTATACGCCTGTGTCGCGTAGCCAAGAATTCCGGCTAAAAATTTTGGGTTAGTTGTTGTGAAGGAGGTATCCGTAGATCCGAATTTCAGGCCAGGGGTATATTTAGAGGTTACATTCATCCCACCAGCGGTAAGGAAAACCCCTGGCGTACTTTGTGAAACGCTGGTCGCCCCACTATCAGTATTATCTATATGGATTTCGTTTGCCGTACCGCTGGCGTTTATGCTGCCCGTAACATTAACATCCCCGCCGAAATTAGCATTACCGGTGCTTTGGTTAAAATCAACGTCGCCCCTCGCCCTCAAAATGTGCTGGTTAGTGTTGGTATTGTCGGCGGTTTTGATAGATAGCGAAGAGTTCGCGCTCCCGTCAGTATTCCGAAAAAGCGTTAGCTCTCCGATGTTTGCTGAAGTGATGTCGGGGAAATCGAATTTTAACTGGGTGTAGTCATCCGTACCGCCATCAGAAACGTACACCGCGGCGTTACTGTTAAAAGTTTGAGCCCCCTCGAGCGTGTAATTGCCGTTTTTATCGAATGTATGTTTCGGGCTGCTCGTACCGTCGGCCCCATAAAAAATAACATCGGCGTCGCCACTGGTATCCGTCGCACGGTTAATTCTAACGGTACCGCTGGCGGTCGATATGGTGTCGAAATCGAAATCGATAAACCGGTTATCCGCGTTACTCGCGGTGTTCGTAAAGTGACTGGTCGTGCCGTTGGCGATATTAATATCCCCGACCGTTACCGAGGTAAAGCTGGCCGCGGCACCGTTGTAAACCGCGCTATCCAAAATGTTTAAGGCCCGACTTAATATCTCAGGGGTTCCCAAGTCGCCAGAATTAAGCAGCGGCAAGGAAAGGTTTGCGGTGAAATCATTCGTAAATAGCCCAGTAAACGTGCCGCTTGTGCCGGCGTAATTGCCGGTGAGAGTTACCGACGTATCGGCAACAATGCTCGCGACTTCATATACCGAAGGGTAGGAGCCAGGAGTGTTTTCGTCGCTACGCTTAAAATAGCTGCCGACAACTATGCCGCTTGTGTCGCTTAATGTTACTACTGCGCTGCCGTTGGTAGCCGTTACGCTGATTTGTTTTTGTGCCATTGTTCTTCTCTCTCATGTGCAGCAGCAAGTTCATTTTTTAGCTGATCGTTCTCGGCCCGTAGCCCTACCAGATCACCACGCAGCTCTTCGCGCCTGGCTCTGTTTTTAGCGCACTGACTTTCTGCTTCTGCAATCCGCTCTTTGAGTTGCGCCGCAAGCTCATCAGCTGTTGCAAGCCTGCGCTCAGCATCTAGCCTAAGGTCGCGCTCAAGCCTGTATGCAGTTTCAAGCTTTTTAGTTTTGCTTTGCATTGCCGGGTCTTCTTCGTTTTTGTTGCTCATGTTGTATCCATAGCGCGAAACGCTCGTCTAGTTTGAGTGGCCTGCCTATTTTTACTCTTTCGGGCTGAACGAAATCACGCTCAAATATCTGAGAATCGTGCATTGGGCTTTCAACCTCGAAACCATCTGTGGCGCCATCTTGTCGAGTACCAACAATCAACAATTTGTATTCGCCATCCTGATCGCTCGTGATTGTGATCTGGTTACCAGAAACCTCAGCAAACGCTCGCCCAAAATGCTTATCGGCCTGAATAAAAATATCAATGTCTTTGTTCAGTGGTGCAAACCAGTCAGGCATCTCGAGAACTGCAGTATTGCCGATCGTTGTAACCGATCGCCGATATACGTTTGCACCGCCCACATCAGATTCAACAACCGAATGTCTTAGCCAGTGGTCGGGCTTTGTTGGGTGAGGGATCTTAAAGTTTTTCGTGCCGTTAACATCGAGCGTACCCGCTATGTAGACATCGTCAGAGCTACCGCCGAGCGCAATTTCGTTGGCCGCAGAACTCGATACCCCGTTACCGATAGCGATCGCTCGGGTATACGCTGCCGCGCTGGCGTGTCCGAGCGCGTTAGAATTAACTCCGGTAGCATCGGCGTGCTGCCCCAATGCCGTTGACTGGGAAGCGGTTGCCGTGGTGTTCTGCCCAATAGAGCACGAAGCTTGCCCGGTTGCCGTGGCATTGTATCCAATGGCAGTGCCTTCGCTATTGCCCCCAGTAGTCCCGCTTTCTGCTTCTGCGCCAATCGAAGTACAATAATTTTTGCGAGCAATGGCCCCTGAACCAAAAGCAGATGCCCCAGATCCAGAGCATGTTGCCTGGTTTCCGATGGCCACTGTATCCGCTGACGTTGCTGCCGCCCCGTAACCGATAGCTGTATTGGTAGTTGCTCCAACCGAAGCCCCATAACCAATGGCTACACTAAAAGAGGAAGTGGCTAGAGCGTTGTAGCCAATAGCCACGCTGGACGTGGCAGACGCATCAGCAAGCTTACCTATAGCAACAGAATACGTTGCAGACGCATCAGCAGAAGACCCAAACGCAATAGAGTTAGAACCGACGCTTGCACCAGAACCGATGGCATCTAACTGCATAATCAGGGAAGACCCTGACCATTTCAGATAATTACTTGAATCACCAATGTGAAATTTATAGGTGCCAGAGTCGTCACCCATCCAGATGCCAGCAGTCGTGCTTGCGTAGCTCGGCTTATTTAATTCTATGTCACCCGTTAACGATAAATTGCCCGAAGCGTCCAGGTTGAAATTCGTCGTTGTGCCGTTCCAATATTTCAACCCGCTGGCGTTTAACTCGACTCTCCACCCGCTCAACGCGGTTTTGATTGTTTTGCCCACCATTTCACCGGCAATCAGCGAACCGGGAACCGTGACATTTCCAGATGTATCCCAACTGATAGCGCCACTGCTACCCAAAAACCCCGAGCCATCAACGGCAATCAAAAACGTCCTATCACCGCTCGCGTTCTCGCCGTACAGCCCGCCCGTATCCATCTGGACTTTCGCCGTGGCGTTAGCTGTCCGGATAATCAGACCCTCGATGAGCCCAGCTGTAATCGTGCCAAGATTGGCTGTTATCGAGCTTAGAGTAGTTACATTGAGTTTGTCTGCTGTAATCGTGCCCGCCAATAACCTGGCTGCTGCCAGATAGCCCGTTGTAATCTTGCTGGCGTCCAGCGCTTCAATGATCGCGTTCGTTATCGAGGCGTTTTCGAAAAAATCCCCAACCGTAGAATCGGTAATCTTAAACGGAGTAACTGGGCCTACTGCTGCGCTCTCGTCGCTCTCATTCCCGCTAACGTCGATTGTTTTCGTCTTGTAATAGTACGCCGTGCCGTTGGTTACGTTAGCGTCGATAATTTCGGAATCGGTACCGGCCCCGCCGGGAAATGTGGTAATCAGATTGCCGCCGCTTGGCGTAAAGCCTGAGCTTGTGCCCCTGTATACTTTAACCGCTGCAAAATCAGTGTCGCCAGGATTCGTGTAGGCAAGGATAACTTTATCAAGTCCAGCGGTAGCAGTTAACCCTGTCACGTTAGCGGGGGCTGTGGTATCACCATCAGCCAACTGCGTCTCTGTGGCTGTCCATCCTGACAGATTAGAGGCCCAGTCAACTGCCTGCACTCTGACCGAATAGGTGCGCCCTGGTACTGCGTCCGTGATTCTGAATGATTCCACATTCGAAAAAGTTTGTATCTTTGTGCTGTCTACATCATCCCAATGCTCAACAAAGTAACCCGTTAAGATCCCGTCATCAGTTGATGCATCCCAGGTCGCCGAAATAAAAGCTTTGGTATAAAGCCCGTTATCCTCGACGCCTGTTGTCAATACTAAATTGCTGGGATCCGTGGGTGGAGTGTCGTCCATGTCGGCGCTGGTTAACGCGCCAGTGTTAAACGTCTGCTCGCCAGAAGCATCCCCAGGGCCAAACGCATCATAAGGCACATATTGATAGTAATATGTTTGCCCTGCATTTAGATCGCCCACCATAATCGTTGTGTCGGGGCCATCCACCACCAGAGTGGACTCATTGAGAGTAAACCCGCTCGATGCAGACATGTAGACCCGGATACCGATCCAATCGGGATCGGTCGGTTTGTTGTAGGTTGCGTTGAAAAAATTATAGCCCGGTGCGGTTTGAATGGCGGGAATTTCGGGTGCGGGGTTTTGTACGGTTAACTCTGCAGGTGTTCTTGATGTTTTATTCTGCCGGGTTCTCTGAACAACGTTAATAGTAAACTGACGCAGAGCAGTCGTGTCGCCCAACTGAATGGAATCTTCTAAGTTTTTTTCGAAGGTATAAACATACATAGGATCCACAACGTGTTCGGTACGCCGCAACGTAGAACCGTCATAGATTTTTACTTCGTAATCTAAAAAATGCAGATCAGTTGCGCCTTGGCCCAACCCTTGAGCCGGTGTTTCTGAGCCAGGATCGACCCAGGACGATAGCGACGACTTGCGCCAAACAAACTTGGCGTCTTTGCCAGTAAAATCGGTATCATTGCCCTGCTCAAAAAGCTCTAACCCGGTAATGTTGAGCGCTGATAGATAATCAGTGTCATCGATAGCACCGTCAACGTGTGATAGTTCAATGATTTGCGTTGGCCCGCTCGGTGAAAGCTCACCGGATTTTGAAACAGAACGCGCCCTGAACTCATAGGTGTTGCCATCGCTGGACAACACAACAAAAGCCTGGGGTTCAGCGGGGCCAACTTCAAACCACCCGATATCACCCTGTAGTCTGTATTCAATGTGGGCGTGTGAATAATTGGTATCTGATGGCGGGTCAACGGTCACCACGACGGTTGAAAGATTCGCCGCTGGTGTTGGTGGTGTGTTTATTTGCTCTACCAGTGACAGTGAAAGCACATCATCAGCGGTGCCGGTGACATCTGGGTTTAACGTGGCCTCTGGCGTAATGAAAAACGAACGAACCGCCACCCCATTGTCTGAAAGCGTCATGTCAAAACCGCTTTTATCATCCCGAATAAAGTGGTCAATCTCGGCACTGATGCCGCTCGGGTATTGTGATGGCGAGCTATAGCGAATCGATGCAACCGCGTCACCTGATGTAATGGTGTCACCCACCGCTGCATTCACATGGCCCACCATGTCAGGCATGTTGGCGGTATATCCATCTAGGGCAATGACTACCGCCCCAGGTGATCCACCGGCGCCACCACCAGACCAAAGTGTTAAGCCAGAATAAAGCCAGCTCGAACCGGCTGAACCGTCAACGCCAGAACAATCAATTAACGCACTACCGCCCATGGCCATGCCCCGGCAAACAATTGCCAAACCTGCGCCACCCGCACCACCATCACCGCCGGTGGCTTGGGGGTTCCAGTCAGAATCATGGCTGGTGCCCCCAAAAGAGCCGGCGCTGCCACGCAAATCATCAGGGAAACCTTGCACTGCGCTATTTTTTGAGTGCAAGTTAAGACTGGGAACACCATGATTAGCCGCTTCGGTGGTCTTTTGGTACTCGGCGTACCGGGCTTCAATGAATCCACTGGTGTCAGAAACCCTGGTTCCCTGTTGAGAGAACAAAGCGGGGCCAATGTATCCAGTGGTACCAAAGTCGCTGGGGTAGGATCCGCCAGCATAGCCTTTACCCTTGCCGTATAGCTCGCCGTTGCAGGTCAGCGTGCCTTTGACGCGCAACTGAACATTGTTGTTGTAGGTGACACGAACACCCGCATCAATAATACAATCCCCATCAACGTAATAGATGGCTGATGCGCCGTTGATGCTGCTACCGCCCGCCAGATTGATGTCAGCGGTAATAGTAACAATCCCACCTGATTCGCTGGTTTGACTAGGAAAAGCGGTTTCAATGTTAGTGCCTTCTGATATGTAGTAGCTATCGGGCAACAACCCTGGCTCAGGTGGTAGCGGTGAAGCGTCCAAGGTGGATCCAAACAAATTTAAATCGACCCGACCACGCACCCAATCCACTGACGCCCGCTGAACTTCAAAAGATCGGTTCAGAGTTGACGTGCCCGAAAAGTCACGCAACTGGGTTAAATCAGCCTTTACGATGTCACCCACTTCAATGGTGTTACCGCTGGGCAATACGGAAACTGACAGGCGAACAGGTGGCCCTGCAAATCGATCACGATAGGCATCAAAGTGTGTCTTTAATGCGTCATAACTGTGGGCGGATCCATGCAACCCGCGAAACTTTAAACGCTTCAGCGGGGCATTGCCGTGAACATCAATACTGTTCTGATCCAGTAGCGCATTTTTACGGGTATAAGCCCGCCGCTGGTGGTTCCAGTTCCATTCAATCAGAATGCGGTTGGCAACTGATTTCATATCATGCTTAAGCGCAGAATAACTGGTTATATTTGTTTCATTTAGGTTGGCCACATAACTCGCGCCGGATAAAACGCCGGTCATACGCTTAAGGCCCAAGGCGCCATCAGAGTGAACCGGTGAAAAAGCACCTAAAAACAAATAAATCTGTTCTTCAATGAATTGTTTACCATCAGTTTTTTCTAAACCCTCAAAGCGCACCTGGCGCCCTTTTTCATCATCACTTTGGTCGTACCAGTCCGAACCCACCAAGGTGAAATCAGTCAAACGCACATAGCTGGCATCTATGCCAAGATGCCAGTGGTCTGGCAGTGTTTCGCCAGCTTGCTGGTTTAGATTGCCTGTTAAAAGCGCGTAGGCCAGTTTAACCGCTGGCATTTCAAGGTAGATAAACTCTGTGACCTGAACGCCGTTTTCTTCGTTTGAGCCTTTGAGTTCCCAGCGTTTTTTCCGTGTACCCAGAACACCACGCGTCAGGTTTGAGAATTCAGTGGCAGTGGTTGCGGTATAACGCACGATTTCAAAATCATCGCTAGTGCCTATGCGCAAATAGCCGACTTTTATGTTGGGCGCATCTGAATAGCTGGGGCCATGATCAACCCGTTCAAAGCCTTCAGTTCGATAAACCGTGGCCGCTGTTGCGTCTTCTTCCAATGTTGCGCTTAAGGCGGTTTTCTTCGGTTCAAAAATGTCCTCGCGCATTTGTCGCTGAACATCCATACACTGAATTTTATAACTGCCAGAATCATTCACTACCTGTTCAATCAGCTGCGTTTGTAGCAGTGTGTAATCATCAAACGTGGTCAGCTCATCGAATCCCATATAAAACCGGCATCGCTTATGCCTTAAGCCTTTATCGTTGGAAAGCTTAGTTCTGAAAAGGGTTGTAATGTCGCCCGCCAGGTCAACCATTTCAAAAGAAATTGCACCAATGGTGGCGTTGGCTTTCTGCGGGTTGATGCTTTGGCTGGTGCCTGACAGGTTTTTAACAACACCCGAATGAACCACAGCACCAGATGGTGTCAGCGCGTCAGTGTGGCTAGTAAAGTGAACAAGGTCACCGGAAGCAAACTCAATTTCAACAACAAAAAAGGGGCGCTTAATGCGCCCCTGGTTTATCGTGCTGAACTCGTCGTTGTCGTATCTCATTTAGCTAGATCTGCCCGCACCTGGTTTTTGCTTACGTTTAACCTGTAATTGTTGTAAATCCACCAAATCGCCTTTTCTGGGTTTAATCCATGCTTGATCGACACCTTGTAGGCTCTCACTTCAGCCCAGTATCTAAACTCTGAATTGGTGAGATACTTAAAAAGCCATCTCAGCTGCCCTTTTTCTTTTTGCTCTTTAAGGTGCAACTTTTCGTGCTCGATCAACCAAGACGTGTTTTCCCAACCCTTCCGGACATAGATGTGCGGATAAATGGTTATGGCTAACGCATCAGAAAAACGTTTAAAAGTTTTTTCCTCAATCACTTTAATCATTATTCAATGATCCGAATTGCAAATTGATATGTCCAAAGATCGATGGAGCCCAGCCTAGAGGGCGCATGGCTTTGGGATGTCAAAACACCGGTTTTGGGGTCATCCGGTGAGGCAATAGAACCGAAAGCATCAAAGGTGATATATTGCCCATCGATGGCGCTGGCTAGAAATTCGCGCACAGCATCACGCTCGGTGTTGTTAAGCGGAACCGTCAAACAGTTAAAGGTTTCATCAAGGCGATTAAAGTTGGTCTCAGTAGCGCCACCCAATGCAACGTGTGTAACCGCATTGACAACGTCGCCCGGCAATACTTCCGCCAGATCCACATCAATAGTGTATTGCGTGCTTGCTGTGTGCCCCGTGATCAGGCGGCGTTTCGCAATGTAGGTTACTGCAGCCATTAAGCGGCCCCTGCTATCTGTTGCCCGTTTCGACTGGTGGTTTCAATCAAAACATGGTCACCGTCATTAATAAGCCCTTTGAATTCATCAAACAGCTTTTCGGCGTCATTCCCAACAATATCGCCGTTTACAATAATTGTTGTACCTGCTTTTTGTTGCTCTGGTTTTTGAATTGGAGTTACTTGCTGAACCTGCGGATTAGACACATTGCCACCGGTACCAACTGCTGTAGGCGCTGCACCTGCCCCGCCCCCGCCAAATGATTGGGCCTTTATCGCTTTAACACGCTGCAAACCAGCTGCCAGATGCAGCCCAGCCATGATTCCCGCCAAAGGCCAAGGGTAGGATTCTAATGATTTAGCAACACCCGCATGAGTACTGATAACAGCATTGGAAATAGCCGCGACTTTGTTGATTTTAAACATCGTCTTGGAGTGCTGGGCGACCCCTTGGGTCAATGTGCCCATTTCACCCATAACCTGAGCGGTCTGATCTTTGGTGGATTTGGCGGTGAACTTTTGCCGCGCCGTCCAACCTTTCTGCTCAATCGCTGTTAGCTTGGTCTGATGTTTTTGTGCCGTCATGGCGACGAGCTCGTTAAAGCGCTCGTCATCAATGAGTTTGAGATCGCGGTTTTGCTTTATTACTTCGAGCCGCCTCATATAAGCGGCTTGCTCTTTCCCTTGCTCATCAAGCAAATAGGTTTCGACGTTAACGAGCTTCTTGGCGAGGTCTTCTTTCTGTTTGATGATCTCGGGAGAATCGCCGGTATTGCCTCCCCCGCCGGTACCACCGCCACCGCCCGAGTTCGCGGCAACTTCGGAGACTTTGTTCAGGTTCATAACGAACGCATCTATCTGATCACTGGGCAGCGCTTGCATTGCCAAGTTATGCAGCTCGGCTCGAAGCGTTGAAACATCATTGCGCGCACGCTCGCCCAGATTGCTTAGGCCTTTCATGAATCCAGAATCGCTAACGGTATCGACCAAAGCGATATCAGCAACGCCGGGGATTCTGTTGAACTGCTCTATCGCAAAATTCAGCTTCGCAATAATTACGTTATCGATGATGAACGCCATCGACTTGGCGGTAGCTTCAAAAAGAGAGATAACGGCAGCGTTAAAACCAGCAGCGACTAAGTTCAATCCTTTCCATGCAATTCGCAAGCCTTGTAGAGCATCAGCCACAAAGCCCACGCCCTTTAGGATGCCGTTAAAAACCTTTTCAGCAACCTGGCCCATGCCCCCTGCATCGATGGCCGCCTGCTCGAAATAGTCGCCGATCTTCTGGAGCGTTGGGGCAAACTTCGCGGCAAGCTTCGAGGTGAACGCGCTAAATCTGGCTTGTGAGATTTTAATAGTTTCTGAAAGCTTCGCGAGCTGGCCGACCTCGATCTCAGTTAACGCCAGACCGAGCTGGTCGGCTCTTTTCGCTTGTTCCTCAAATGCTGCCCCGCCGTCTCGTAACAACGGTATAAGAGCCGTCGAATCGCTCGCTATCTCTTCCATGTACGAGGTCATTTCGGCTTGGCTAAGGTTCGCCTGCTCTAACGCGTTGTAATACTTTTGTAGAACTTGGTCACCTGAAAGGTTTTGAAAAGCGTTGGCCGTTAGCCCAACTTTCGGCGCGATCTCGGTAAAAAACCGATCCATAGGGCCGGATCCGCTGCCGATGAACTCGCCCATTTTCTCAGTTGAGTCTTTTAGGATATCCGCGTATTTTTCTTGGGAGATATTTACCGAATGGAGGGCGGGCGCCAAATGCTGAAAGCGTTCGATGGCCGTATTACCGACCTGCGCAAGCGACCTTAATTCGACAGCGCCGTCTGCCGCATTTTTTGCAATCAATGCCAAGCCGCCAACGCTGATACCACCGAACAAAGCGGAAACTTTAGAGACGTGGCCCCCAATCTTGTTGAGGCTCGAGCGAACCGAGGTAAACGCTTTTTTCGTTTTATCGGACGCACTTATGATAAATTTTGCGTTACTCATTTAGACTACTCTCGATTACTTCCATGGCTTGAAGGAATGCGTTGGGTTGCTGAAGAATTCCGCCGGAAAGCGGTAGAAAGTGGTTTTTGTAGTGGTTATAAAGGCGGGTATAGGCGTTGCTTTGTACTGATACCATCGGTTTAAGACAAACATCCGATTCGATAACGCCTTGTATGGCCCACTTATTAAAAGGGGCCGGATTGCGTTCGTCGCAATGCCGACCCCATTTGCAGGTATCGCAATTAAAATCGGCGGCGTTTCTGCCAACCTCAATCGCGATGATTAGTTTTTTTCCGCTTCGGCTCCAAGCTCTGAACGCTCGATAATTTCGCCAGCCAGCTCTTGAAGTATTAGCGGGGGCACTTTGTTTAAATTATGGGGCGAGAACTTAATGTCTTTACCGGTCGAACCTTTGAAATTTTCCCAACCCACAACGCCAGAGCGAATCGCCTTCTGCATACCCTTTGAAGTGATAGCAAAATCGCCGCTATCGTGCTTTGTTACTTCGCTGATGACCTCCATGTATTCCAGACCGTCCAGAGGACGAAGATTAAAACGCGTTGGAACGTCTTCGTCCTTTTCACAATCTGGGGTATACCAGGAGGGAGATAGATTATCGATTGCTGTAATTGCCATGTTTAAACCCTAAGAAAATACGATTGATACTTCGTCATCGCCTGAGCTCTCCACAGCCCCAAACGACATTGCAAAAGTACGGATACCATCCCGGTCGCCTTGAGCAGCTTCCGAGTAGAAAACGGCAGGCATATCGATTTTGATCCGGTTGCCAGATGCACCCCCGATTTGGTTGGTCGTTAGCGCCATCGATGTTCCGTTACGCCAGTTTCCAATAAAATCATGCGTGGCAATCAGCGTTGCTTCAGGGTCAAAACTACCGGTCACACTTCTACCGGTCAGGTATACTGTACTAAAGCCATCTGGAGAGCTAGCAGATGCAGGTGTGGCTATGGTTAGCCCCATATCAAACTCAAGCGCACTTATGACGGCTTCGTATGAATCAATGGAGAACGGAACAGCATTCACAATTGGAGGAACCGTTGAATCGAACGCAGGTGATACGATCGCTCGATCAATTGGCCCGTTATGAATCTTAAATCGACTGGTGTTGTCCGGGTTAGTCGTCCAGGTGGATACCGTGGCCACCTTGGTTGTGCCATCATAATCAGAGATGGTTTTAGACTGACCAACACCGGTACCGTGCGTGATCTCGATGACCATGCCATTGTATACATCGTCGGTCGCCGTGGCAGCGGCTGGCAATGTAATCGATGTTGCTCCGCCTGCTTGGGCCGTGCCGAACTGCATAACATGGCCTGTGAACGTAAAGTTCAGCATGCCTTTGTTGCCCGCTTCAAGCGATGCGGTAAAGGATCCCACTGCCCCGGTTAAAACATAAAGCAGACCATCGGAATAATAGTAGATTGCTAGGCTTTCGTGACCACTTGACGCCGGTTCATATGTGACGCTTGTACCTACGCTAACTGTCTCGGACATGCCGCAACCACGAAGCAATACGCCAATTTCTGGCGGTGTATCCATGACGCCTGATCCCTTCAATTCGGCCTTGAATGAGATCGATTTTAACGCACCACCAAAAACGCTCTGCTTGGGTGCCATCGTACCGGCAGAACCAGGGCGCTCAACCATTCGTCCGCCTTCATATGACCAGCTCGGTTCTTCTACCAATACAGCATTAGCGGCGGCGGTCGGGGCCGAATCCCAGTTGTAGGTGCTCTCGACTTTAGCCAGTATGACTTCACGCCTTGTCAGCATCTTTCTTCACCTCGTCTTCTTTAGTTTCGATTGTTTCAACGGGGGCCGCTTTCGTTTTTATCTTGGCCGTCGGCGGGGTTTCTTTTTCCGGTTCGATAACACGCGAACCGCCGTGATTAACTTTTAGCGTTTGTTTCATTTTTCTATACTCCGGGGTTCGCTCGTGTCCTTCGGTATTGGATTGTGTATTCAACAATCGCTACGCCCGCTCGCCGCTCTCCAAGGGCATTAACATCTGGCGATGCTGACCGCTCGAAAATATCGACGCAATAATCCAGCTCCAGCGGCGGCGAATCTGCCAACAAAGCCAAATTAATATCTTCACGTATTTCATTGAGTAGCGTTTCTACGTTTTCCAGAGATGCCTTCACTTGCAACTCAATCGTGACTTGAAGCTCAGAAGTCACGAGCGGATACTGCTCGCTAATGGGTGCGTCCGTGCCCTGGTAGACCGAGACAGCGGACAGCGCTTCTGCATCTACTGGGCGAGCTCTACCCCGCACAACATCACCGGTGTTATCTAATGCCTCGATCTTCGAAACCACACGCTGCATTATATTTTCACATCGATGCGTCATTGTTTCTCCAGAATGAATTTAATCCAGCCGTTGTTGTTTGGCTCAGGGGTTGCAACAAGATAAACATCTCCATTGATCAGGAGCTGCTTACCCTTGGACACACCTTTTTCTGCTGCCTCAGATTCAGTGCATGAAAATACTGGCACGGTACCTTCCATGCCTGCACTGCCGACGGGTATTTCGAAATACTCGTTTTTGAAGGTACCGTTAACCGACGAACCACCCACTACACGCGCTGAGTCAACACCCAACTGCGTGACAACGTGTTGGTTCATTCGGTTAACGTGATTGCTAAACGACATAAGATTAAGTTCGCTTGCCTCGGAGAAGCATCTCAGGTCGCTTACAGATGAACAGCGGATAGCTATAAACCTCAAGATCTACAAACTGATCTCGGTTCATGTCAGGCACAACCATTGGATAGATCGGCTCGCCCAGCTGCCCTAAGTGAGAAAAGCTTTCGCCCGGTGAATGAGCAACTTCAAACACGGTATTCCCGCCACCTGAAGGGAAGAATTTAACTTTGTCAGTACCAACAGCCACTGTGCTGTTGTCATCGGTGCCGACATATTCTTCCCAGACAACACCACCAAAACGGAACTCGGTGCCGTCATAGCCTTCTCTGAGTTCACTCGCAGCAACCTGACTGAGATACGATTCCCGTACTTCAGGGTGCGCAATCAGGTCATCAAAGAACGCAGACCCACACAAGGCCCGAATCTCGGTGTATCGAGCACCCTTGGCCAGTCGGCGCATTGCTCGAACCACTTTGTCTTGAATGGTTTTGCGTAATACACCGGATGCTGGGCTGGCATTATCAAGATCGAAATCCGTCTCAGTGGCTTGCGTGATTCCGAACTCGTCGAACCAGTTGTAGATAACCGATCCGTCAGCATCGGTCAGGATGCCTTGAACCGCGCCCAGGCGCATGTTTTCCCAAGTCATCTCGACTTCTGCAATCAATCCCGAAGGACCATCCAGGCGGCGAGCCAGTTCCATTTGCAACTGCATGATCATGTTTTCGGTACCAAACTGACGAACGAACGCCAACTCAGACGCGAGGATGTGGTCCTGCTTGGCAACACGAGATGTGTTGAAGTTTCGGATTTTGCGCTTTTCAGTGGTGCGCTGGTCTAAAGGATCACCCCGCCCACTGGTTTGAATCAGCGACAGAGTTCCAGCGCGTTCTTCAATAGCGATGGTTTCTGTTCTGACCGGGTTGGTGTTGAAAATACCCAACTGACCGAGCCGGTTCGGTTTGGTATCAACACGTTCGACCGCTCCCAGCATCGATGTCAGGCTGAAAGCGTCTTGGTTAAAAATATCCATAAAAGGCATGGTTATACCCCTTTGTTTAAGGTGGTTGTGATTTCGTTAAATAAGTGTTCGGAAAAGTGTGTTCGGGTTGAGAGTTGTATTAGCGGGCGATAATACCCAGCTCTGCCAAATAGGTTTGGGCACTGGCTTGCTGAGCGGCGGTGATTGCTGATGCATACTGCAACTCTGAAGCGTTCACCTCCGCGTCACGTGCAACCATAACGCCAGATACGTCTGCAAGAGATGCATCCACGTTATCGAACAGCACACCAGCGACACTTTGAGAACCATTAACAGCCGATGGCGCCCAAGCAGTGACTTTGTTGCTGCCAGCTGCTACCAGAATGTTGAAGTAATCGCCCGCGGCAAAGTCAGTGGAACCATCGGTCAATGTGAAATTAACGTGATCGTTGGCAAAAACAGCCGTGCCACCAGCGCCACCGGTGATAGCTTCAGGTGTACCGATGCGGTTACCATCTGGATCAATCACTTGGAATGTGCCGGCGTTGGTGCCTGCTGTAACACACTCGACTCGATACGTACCGTTTTTCGCAAACTGACCCAGTGAGATAGCCGACATGACACCGTTACCAGTGCCAACCACAACAGGAGTTCCTGCGGCAGTCACTACGATGGTAAACGAATCACCGTCAGCAAAGTCAGTAGAGCCATCCGTTACCGTGAACTCAACCTGATCACTCACGTAATTGGTTGAAGCCCCAGCGCCTACCGTTAGTGTTAGATCCGGTAACGCATTGCCGTCCGGGTCAACCACACTGAACACGCCCCCATTCGTTACAACCGTGGCGCAGGTGACAACGTAGCTGCCAACTTTTCCGGCCTTGCCCAACTTGACGTTGGTCATGGTGCCGTTACCCGTGCCCGATACAGTCGGATCTGGTGCAGCAGCCAAAGCTTTGGTTATGCGCCCAAGGACTGCACCAGCTTCAAGGTCTTGCCCGCTGATAACAGTCACCGACTCGCGAGAACGTGAGCAAGGCGCTTCGGATACAATGAACTCGCCAGCGTGCTGGCCTTCAGTTAGTACAGTCATCTACTTTTTTCCTCTGTTTAATTGCTTAAATACCATGTCCCAGTTGCTACCTTGCGCTTGGGTTTTTTGAGGTGGTTGGTTGTTGGTGTGGAGCTGAGAATCAGAGAGCGCCAAGGCATCAAAAAGCCGTGTTCGCACTTCATCAGCGGTTAATCCTGCGGCAATGTAGCTATCTGCCCTTTCAGACAGTTTCGCTGTTGCGCACAAGTCACGGATTTGCTTGGCATCCTCAATCCGCTCTTTGGCTTCGCGCAAGGATGAGCATTCCGTAATGAGTCTGGATGCTAAACTGCCCACACCCGCAGTCGAACACAGCGAGGCAATTTCAGCAGCAGCGGCCACGGACATTTCCTCGTCCTCGTCTTCGCCCTCCTTCGACTTGTCGTCAGACGCTGCCTCGGTTTCTTTTTCTTCCTCAGCCGCTTCTTCTTTGGATTTATCTTGCTCGTCCTGAGCCTTTTTCGTTTCCTTTTCTTCCTCGTCGGCAGCTTGTGTTTTTGCCTTCGGGCTTGTCGTCGCTAGGCTCATGCTAAGAGCTCCTTTGTTACTGGAATGAATGTATTCTTTGAATACGTTAAGTGCGTCATGGCCGTTAACCAGTTCATCAGCCAGACCTATATCAATTGCAGCCTGACCGGTGAATACCGCCGCTTCCGTTGCATGAATGGCCTCAACGCTTAGCTGGGTGTTCTCTGAAACCAGTTGCACAAAATCCTGACGCAAGGAATCGGCTTCCGCCTGGAACATCTCCAACACTTCACCAGGTAAAGATTGATACGGATTGCCAGCCACTTTGAGCGCGCCAGAGTGAATCAGCGTCACCTCATAGCCTTCTTTGCTAAGCCGCTTTTCCATGCTGGCATGCATCATCACCACACCAATGGAACCTATTCTTCCGGTAGCGGTTATGTACCGTCGATCAGCAGCACTGGCGATGGCCATGGCAGCACTGCAAGCCATGTCGTAGCAAAGCGCTGCAATCGGCTTGGTCCCCCGTAGATTTGCAATCCTTCGGGCACAATCAAAACACCCGCTGACCTCACCACCAGGGCTATCGATATCGAGCAAAATGCCTTCGATCTCACCATCCGCCACTGCATCTTCAACCCGGGCAACTAAACCGTCATAACCCGTCAACCCGCTGTAAGGTTTAAGGTGTCCGTATTTATGGACCAGAGAACCAGACACCGGCAGAACCGCGATTCCGTCAATGACTTGGTAAGGCCGGTTTCGTTCGCGCTGAGTTTCAAAAGAATCCGCTCTCATGCGCAGCTTTTCTTGTGACTCGATAACACCGTGCTCATCCAGTAGGTGAGACACGCCAATACGTGGCGCCAACGCACCAAGAAAAACCTTGGCATAGCCAGGCTCTAACAACAGAGGCGTATTCAAAACCCGCGCTGCAATGTTGTAGTACGCCGAAGCCATCTCAGGTTGTTCCGTTAGATTCTTTGGCATCTTGCTCGTCTTCCTCTGGCTGAATTAAGGTGTCATGGGTGTATTGCAGACCCAAGTCTTTGGCGCGCTCATTGTCTTCGTGTTGCTGTCGATCTATTTCATCAGCATCCCACTGATCCTCAGCAACAACGGCTGATCGGGATGTCAAACCACCGCCAATTTTCATTAACTTGGACTGAACATCTTGAACTGGATGCAGATACGGAAAGGCATCAGGGCGCCACTCAACAGCGACATAATCGTTACGTTTCGATAGATAGTCCGGCGCATGTAGCAGACCGGCCATTACCGCATGATCAATAAATTGTTCCCAGGTTGGTACGCAGATCTGCGGGATCGTGAACAGCCACTGTGTTTGCTCAATCAACCGGTGGTATTCATTCAGAACGGCTCGAAGCGTCCGATCACTGATACCTTTCATGTCACCCGTGAGGTTTTCGTAAGGAACATCGAGACCAGCAGCGATACCCAGTAGCTGTTGCCGCATAAAATCAGCGTATCCAGACCCAGTGTTATCACCCTCGAACAGCGTAAATTCCTCGCCAGGCAACAGTTGAGTCCAGCTGCCCGGTTCTACAACCGAGGTACCCGTGCCATCATCCTCACGTTCCAGCGGTTCACCAGAAATCGGATCGAACAGATAGTCCTCTTCGCCATAATCCGGACGAGTAATCACCCCTGTGCGGGTTGAACGATCTCGTTTTCGCTCAAGCTCCGAATCATCGTACTGGTCAAAGCTTCGTGCTTTGATTAACGATGCAATGGTTTCAGGCTCACCTCGAATCTGACCAGGCTCTAATGGCATGTAATGGTGGGCAACAGCAGAGGCTGGAACTCTCACCATGTCATTGTATTTACCAGTCACATCACCAGGGTGTTCACGGTGTATGTGATACGCCAGGCGATTCCCGCCGCCATCGAATTCGATTCCACTGCGAATACCCTTGGTCAAAAGCGTGTATTCAATAGGACACTGTTCCGAATCAATGACCTGAATCTGCAATGGAACTTTGACTCCGGACTTCAAGTACTTTGTACGAAACCGGATAAAACATTCGCCGCCTTTTCGTCGGGCATTGACGGCCTGCCAGAGTTTGCCGTTAAAATCGAGTACTCCATCAAAATCGCACTCTTTTGCAAACTGTTTCCAAAGTGCGTTTGCATCCTTTCGAAACTTTTCATCTCTGCATCGGCTGCGAGGCTCAATACCGGTACCAATCTCATTGGATACCCAGTTCTTGTTGCCATGCCGGATCCAGGCATTATTTCGTGATGCATCTCGTGAGCGACTACGCAATAAGTGCAGGTTGCCTTGCAACAACGAATTGGCTGAGGCCCTGGTCGGTAACCACGACTTTAATCGGCGACCTAAACTGGCAGCCTCATATCCTGATCCATTAACCCGGTTGTTGGCGTTTGTCGTCGTGGATGCGTTTCGCGTGGGAAACAAGAACGACAATGGATTCTTCATAAACCTTTCCTGTGAATGGTTCTAAATACCCGAGGGCGGCGTGTAGTGTTAGTCGAACCAATTTCCGCACGCAGCTGGTTGATGCGTCTCATCAAATCATCGCCGTTGGCATAGGTAACCCTCCGACCATCTTCCTGAACGGTGAGCACACCCGAGCCATATGCCTGGACTAACTCATCCAGCAATTCTTGTTTTGTTGCCATTAGCGGGATCCAAATCGGTAACGTGGTTGTCGTTTTCTTTTTGCGGGTGAAGTACTGTTCGTGTCCGAGCGCTGTTCATCGCCCATGGTGACCAGCGGATTGTGCCCAGGTTCGCGAGCCCATGAAGGTGGCGCATTCCATTTGATGCGCTCCCCACCTGCTTTTATAAACGCGGCAAGGTTGTAAGCAGAAAGATCGAAAGCTTCGTTTGGCTTTTTACCAGGTGCCTCCCACTTGCCATCCGGGCGGCGAATTTCATAGGTCATCTCGTCATGCCACCAACGACCTAACCAATCGGGAATATGCAGGTAATTGGGTCCAGGCTCTTCTCGGGTCAGCATGGATGCCACAGCATCTTTTAACAGATCGGTACCGAGCATCCACAGGGGGACATCGCCCTTAACATTGGTTTTACGATCTTTTCTGCCCGTGTTGTTCGGACGGGTTTCACGAATTGGGTGAGGTGTGCGTGTTGATGCACCCTTTATCAGCATGGCGCGCCCTTGAAGACCGGATCTACGCAACCGCCGATACCAATCATAGGCATTTAACGTAACGCCATCTTCACCGCCGGTATCAACGGCCGTTAAATGGATTTGCATCCGGGCCCCTTCATGCCCTTCGATTCGATAACTGCGGTTCAATACATCTCGCGTTAACAAATCCCAGTCTTCAGGCCTCGAACCCGGATCTACTCGCCTTGGGTCATCATCCCCGTTCGGGCCTTTGTCCTCTGCGATATTAAATCGATCGACGATCCAGCATTCCTTACCAACGCCCCATGCATGAACTTGCACAACAAAGCGGCGGTGTTTGCCAGCCTGAACGTCGATAGCTGCAGTAAGGAATCTTGCTCCCTTTGGAACCACACGTTTAGCCAAGCCTTCTGATTTTTCCATTAACCGCTCGCTACTTCGTTGGTTAGCTGAAGTGCGATGCAGGTATGGTCGAGCCCAGTCCGTGTTTAAAACAGATTTTAAAGTTTCTTGGCTATCCGTGTTTTCATAGGATATTTCAGCATCAACGAGCTTTTGCCCCAGGCTTGGCCAAGACTGATAAGCAGCGGCCGGTCCCTCCATCCAAAAGGAGGCAATTCGAGTATTCCGACGTTGACCAATCAATTCACCTTCAGGCGATAACTGGCAGCCTTCCGGAACCCAACGTGCAGCGCGATTTAAAACGCGCTTTCTTTTTGGATCGGTCAAGCATCCGCAATGGTTGCAGAATGTCTGGAACGCTTCGGCATTCCAATTTTCAAGAATCGGCTGATACCATTCACCACAGTGGTCACATTGCCAATAAAGCCTGCGACGATCACCCCTGTTATAGAGCTCCATGATGCCAGGAGCCGGGGGCGACATATGCGGATTCTCTGCAGGCCTACGCCAATCCGGGTCGATAATTTCCTTGCCCGGACTGCTTTCAATCAATGTCATGCCCGTACTGCCGAACGTCTGCGTTCGCTTACTGGTCATAGTGAAGGCATCACCCTCACCACCAATATCCAGCGGCAATCGATCATAATCAGTTACTACGGTGAACCGATAGTCTGAGCTCGCCATCACGTTCTTGGATGGCCACTTTATCCCGAGATAATTGCCAGCCTTAAAAATCTTATCGTGGACGTTATTGTCGTGCGCTCTTGGCGAAAGCTTGCCCTCCAAATTCGGGCTACCACGAAGCATTCTATCCAGGCGTTTCTTGCTGTATTCCCGAGCTTTGTCTTCACTGATTTGAATAATCAGCATGTCGGACGGATCACAAGAAACCATGTAGCAAACAAACCCGTCAACCAAGCCCATGGTTTTGCCAGATCTTGCAGGCCCTACAAAAATCACCGCGTCATAGAGTCGGCTCGATAGACAATCCATTGGCTCAGTCATATAGGGAGTGGTGTCTGGATTCCACAAACTTTTTCGTCCAGCGCCATCAACAACTTCCATGTTTTCCGATGCAGCTACACTGACAGGAACACGCCTTGGTGGGCGTATCAATTCTGCTACATCACGCCGAATTTGAGCGGCACTTGCTAGACCTCTGATCTCACTCATTTTCGGTATCAGCTATGATTTTCTGATAGGTTTGTTCCCGCAAGCTATCGGTTACCTGCTGCACTCGTTCCAATGATTCTGGATCAAGCCCAACATCCCTTTCCAAAATATCCGCCAAGCCGTCCAAGGTTTTGGCTACCATCATGGCAAGATTAGCCATCTCCTTTGTGGACTCATCAACACTGACGAGCGACCGAAGATCCTTTTCCAGCTTGACTCTTTCATTCTCTGACTGGTACCAGGCTCTGCGCTCCATCGGGGGCAGCTCCTTTGGGTCAACGTCACCGCCGGATTGAGAGTACTCATTGAATAGTGCAGGCCCGACATCCTTAAGAGCGTAAACCGGGTTCCCAGATTTCATACCGGCAGGAACCACATTCGCTTGCCTGATCCGTTTTCGGACAGTATCTCTATGAAAACCAAAGGCCTCTGCGAGTCTGACGATTGGCCATTTATAGGCGTCTTCAATGCTGCTAACTTCTGGCATTTAACTATTGTCCGATTTCGGCACCATCACCGTTCAGAAATCCAGCAACCATGCAGGATTGAACGAAATGATGACGACGACCTAAGGGCCCGAAAATTAACTTTAAACCGGGCTTCTCTTTTCC